ACGGTTGAGTTTCTTGAAACCGTGGTCTATGACATCTTCAGGCTAGCCCATGATTTTATCTTTCAAGGCTATGAATTGGCTGTACGGCTAAACAGCACCTCCGACCTCCCGTTTCATCAAGTATTGGATCTGCAGGCTATTGTACGAGATTGTAAAAACTTAAGTCACTTTTATGACTATACCAAGATTCCTAGCCGTCACCGTGTCCAGTCTGACTATTACCACTTGACCTATAGTGTATCTGAAAAAAGCAATCAAAAGTGGATTGACCGTTTTGACCGCGTCGCTATGGTAGTGTACAAAAAGGATCACAAAAAACTATTGAAGCAATATCCTAGTGTGTTTGTAGATGGTGACAAGCATGATATCCGCGCGCTGGATACTTCCAAGTATGTTTTGTTATCTGTTAAACGTGTCGGAGGGTTTCAACAAATGAATAAGACCAGACAAGTTGAAGAAGACTTTGTATGCAGCGTTGAACAGGTCCTAGAATATGCAGGCTTAAAGGAGGTGGCAAAATGAAAGGCTTCAAAGATTTTGATTTGGTGGATTGGTATCTATTTTTGATAGCCCCGTTCTGCATGTATAGTCTAGTTTTGATTGTTGCCTATATTGCAAGGTCTGTACAATGAGGAAAGATATTGATCGGCTTGCCTTTTGGCTTCTTGTATTGGTTTTGTTTCAGAGCTGCATACACTAGATACCATCACCATCACTACCATTTAACCCCGTGTATTACTTGCACGGGGTTTTTTGTGTATATTGATATACAGTATGTATAGGTTTTACTATGCAGCATTGCAAAATATACCGATTGAATCAATATACAGGGTGAAAAATGACAAAAAGACAAAGTACCTATTTAAAGAAACCTTATAATCAAATAGCAAAATGCATACGTGATGAAAGTATCACTGGCTTGTTATGGGCTTTTATTCAATTATCCCAATCTGAAATAAAACAGGAAGGTAAAACCCTAACATTCTCGGGTAGTGATTTAAGCAAGTTTGTTGCCCTATTACACCAAAGGGAGGTCACAAGTAAGTTAAACGGACCGGACCCAATTGACGATTCTGCAGTAGCAGCATGGTTAACGCAATCGCAGCAAAAAACCGAAACACCGAAACAATGACGCGTTTGCAGCATACCGAAACACCGAAACAATTGCTGGTTTTGCAATAACCCAGGCCCCCGTGTTGCAAACTCAGCATTGGCGCGCCTTGCATTGCTGCATTCACAGCATCGGTTCATCGTATTGCATTTACAGCATGGCCAGCACACTATGTTGCATTCACAGCATCCAAACCATCGCGCGTCTATGTTGCAAGTGCAGCACGGCGCCGGTCCCTTTACTGCATCTACAGCATTGGCAGGGGTTTGCTGGCCTTGCAACATGCTGGGCTTGCAACATTGGATATGCTGCAGCTGCAGCGCCCCTAGCCTCCGGACCACTCATATTGCATCTGCAACATTATCGTTAGGCGGGCTTGGGCTTGGGTCCCTTTACGCGCTATCTCAAAATAAATAAAACAATACCCATACGTATCCCCTTGCTTTTGAGTCTATGCTATCGCCAGTGTGGGAGGGATGGGTCGAAATACGGCTATACACGATCCCCATCGTGTTATAGTATGTAGACCTGTCCAGCACTCACCAGATAGCAGGTCAACGGTCTAGGGGGCTTGTACGGTCCACAAAATAGCCTTGCATGCTGTATGCTTTCACTTGTTCTTTCTTTTGGAAGTGGATTCCAGGGCTATCTGACGGGACATCGGATAGCCCATCCTTTTAACGGTGTAGTGTATGAATGATTTACAATCCCAACTGATGACGGTATTTAAGGACCCTTTTGAGTTCATTAGTAGGCTAAACATAGTAGACAAAAACGGGAAGGTTGTACCCCTTCGACTGAATGCAGAACAGATTGATATCATCAACGCATTGCAGGAAGGCAGGGATACCCTAGTATTGAAGCCTAGACAGATTGGGTCTAGTACGGTTGTATGTGCTTATATGTTTTGGAAAGCCTATACAGCAACAACACCAGTAACATTAATAATACTATCGTATAAGATTGCATCGAGTAAACATCTACTGCATATACATAAAAGATTCTATCAATACCTACCAGAAGCCTTAAAGAGACCACTGGATACAGACAACACTACAGAACTATCTTTCAAGGGTGGAGGTCGTATCATAGCAGCAGCAGCAACACTCAAGGCAACGGCTATCAGTGCCTTGAATGAAGGGCAATTGGTGATAGAGAGTACAGCGAACTACTACAACGATGCATTGTGGAAAGAAATACACAAGTGTCAGATAGGGGAAGCAGATTGGAACTATCTATTCTTTCCATGGTTTAGTCATGCTGAGTATTGTATGGATGACATACCGATAAGTCTGACAGATGAGGAACTGAAGCTACAAGAAGACTTTGGTTTAACATTGGGACAACTGACTTGGAGACGAGAGAAGATAAGCAAGTTGGGTTGGGAGAAGTTTGTACGTGAGTATCCGATGACATTGGATGAAGCGTATAGGATTAGTGGCAATACGTATTTTACGTATGATGATTTTGAGCATGTGGATGTATTGACTGTGAGTCCTACTGAGTGGGTGACGTTTGAGGAGCCAAATCCAGACGATACATATGCTGTTGGTGTAGATGTTAGTGGTGGTGTTGGTAGGGATTATGCTGTGGTGTTTTGTGTATCAAGGCTTACGCTACAGCCTGTGTGCATCTATAGAAGCAATACAGTAAGTCCAGTGCAGTTGGCAGATTACATTTACGATATGAGTGTGACGTACAACAATGCGTTGGTGTTGGTGGAGAGCAACAACTATGGGTTGGCAACGATACAGGAGTTGGTACATCAAGGCTTCCATCGGTTTTGGAAGGATGCACATACGGGTAAGGACTTTCTGACAACGAGTCGAAGCAAGCCGTTGTTGTTTGAGAATCTGAAGAAGGGTATACAGACGGGTTCGATACGGATGATAGACAATGTAACGATGACAGAGTTAAGGTCTATCACAGTAGACGAGAAGGGCATTTTACGGTTTGGTGATGATGTGGAGAGTCACTGTGACAGTGCGATGGCGATGGCATTGGCGTACTGGTGTTTGAACAGTGTGAAGATAAAGCAGAGTGCATTTTTGCCAGAGTGGATTATAAGTCAAAAGGCAGACCGGTCTTTGAGGACCAGTGGTGTGAGTCCACATTTGCATAGGAGGTACTGATGGATGGCAAGCCGTTGTCGATATGTGGGGCATGTGGTTGTGACCCTTGTGACTGTCATGGTGTAGTGCCATTGGTGCGCTTGACGTATTATGTTGGTGATGACACGTTTACAATTTTTGTTCCACAGAGTTTGGTTGAGCAGTATAGAAGCCTGTATGCTAAAGTTGAGGTCATGCAGTCAGACGGAACTATGGTAGTGTATAATAGTGTTGTTGCTGGTAGAAAGGTGAAAAGCAATGAGAACAAATAAAGAAAGTGTCGCGTTGATCAAGACGGTGTTGGACGAGCACAACCATTTTTGGGATGATCAACGTGCAGAAATGAAACGGTATCGTGATGTGTACGAGAACCGTTTTTGGCAGTCTGAGTACATGGACGACACGATGGTGAGGGTAGAGACCAGTGACTGTTTCTCGTATGTTGAGGGTTTTATTGCATCTCTTTTTTCTCGCAATCCTGCTGTTGTTGTTGCTAAGGATGCGTCAATCATAGAAGGCAATGCGAAGATGGCACAGGCTGTTGTCAATCGTTTTTTGTTTGACAAACGTGAGCAGCTGGAGATAGCATCAAGACTCGCCCTCATATATCCCTCTTCGTTCCTCAAACTCTCTCCCACTGATAGCACGGACATGCTTGAAAAAGTGTCTATCCGTGCTATTCCGTGTTGGGAGATTATTGTGGACATGGACGCATCGAGTTGGAATGAACAGCGATTCATGGCGCATACATACTACTTGTCGATGCCAGAGGCGCGTGAAAAGTTTGGGTCGAAAAAATTTACTGCCATACCGAAGGTGGACTACTTCACACCCCAAGAGAAATACACAGGTGTCAGTGAAGACTTGCCGGATGATTACTTGTACATTCAGGTTGTAGAATTCTATGACCTAGCATATGACAAACTGTACTTTTGGTCGCCCAACTACCGTGATGGTGGTGAACTGTTGGAGAAGAGTGAGATACCGATTCGCAGTTACGATGACAGACCCATGTCTCCTATCTGTCCGTTGTTCTACGCACGCAAGCCAGAGAAGCCCATGTGTGGATTGTCTGCTGTGTCAAGGGTGTATGACCAGTTCTACGAGAAGAACATACTACGTACATACTGGGCGAACTCGGTTCGCAGAGATTCTAGACAATACTTGTACAAGGAAGGTTCACTCGATGAAGAGGCTTTGGCAAAAATCACGGCTGGTGTTGATGGTGCAATGATACCTGTTGACGAGCCTGTACTTGACGG